GTCAGCTTCAGTTAAAGAGTCATAGGCTACAAAGCCGTCAGCAGTTGCGTCTGGTGTAAAGCCACAAGTGCCGTAAGCAGAGGCAGAGTAAGTCTCTTCACCTACGGTTTCTTCTGCTGATACTCTCCAGTGGGCTACGGTAACTCCACCGTCTGCTGTGTTTCTTTCAAGTTGTGCAATAGTCCAAGTTGCCATTATTTGTTCCTCTTAAATAGCTGCGATTATAAATGCTAGTAGTTCTGGATAACGGACACCCATTCGGCTACGTTCTTCACCAGTTTCTTCGTCTGTCCACGTTGAATGGATAAACATTGCGTAACGTCCTGCGTCCAGACCTTCAGCCTCAAATGCAGCTTGTAGGTCTTGAGCGATAATACCAAAGTGTATTCTGGCTTCATCGCCTTTTTCTTCAACGGAAGACTTCCAACGGAACTTGCGCAGTAGTCCTTTAGCCACTACAGCAACACGCTGTTCAGCATCAGATAGAGCTTCAATGTCTTGCTTTTCATTGCGGTCAGATGTTTGGATTGTCCCGTTGGTGGCGTATATATCTTGAAAGCGAGCAGACGCATCTCCCAAATCAGTGGTTGCATCACTAGATGAACCCGTAGACGTACATGGTCTTATATCAGCGGCAGTGTCACTAAATTGAAGACCTGTGGTGTTACCTGCGATGTATAATTCGCTTCCTGCCCCAACAGTACCAATATTACCGACTGTTGAGCCGTCTTTGCGGAATGTAACAATATCACCGTCTGTTGATTGACGGTTGAAAAAAGCCGTTGGATTGCTATTTGCGCCTATATTTATAATTCCATCGGAGTTTATCCAAGTACCTGTATTTGTGCCTCCACTTGAAGTTTGAGTGTTTGTTGTTGTAGTACCAACAAGCAAGTTGCCGCTGCTGTCTATGCGCATACGTTCTGTGGCGTTAGTACCAAAAGTTAAAGGGGTATTAGAGTTTGATTCTAAAACTGTACTGCCTGAACCTGCATAAAATCTAGCTACCCCACTTGTCCCATCAGAAGTCTCAAGACGAATCAAGCCGCCATTTGATGTAGAGCTTCCTCTAATTTGTAGGACTTTATAGCTTCCTACACCAGAGACGCTGCTAGTACCAATACCGACATTGCCGCTGTTATCTACGACAAGCCCATCTGTCCAACTTATAGTATTTCCATTTGTACCAGATGCTGCTACCTGAAGATTTATAGTGCCAGCACTAAATGCGACTTGAGATACAGCCACACCAGTTGTTCTGTACTCATCGTTTCCAGCAGAGTTTCTATAGGAGCCTTGTGCAACACCGGCTTCGCCATAGCTATCACGCCCCCAAGCAAAGAATGAATTGTCTAACGTAAGGGCAGTTCTGGTAGAAGATGTAGTTTCCAGAGAAGTAACACCAAAACCAACATCACCGCTACCTATAGTTGTGCCAGTAACGTCTATGCCTGTGGAGGCCACTGTCATTATGTCTGAAAAAGCTGCACCAGCGCCTCTAGCTTGAAAAACTAATTTGCCATCTTCGCTGGTATTTGTTGGGTCAACAATAACCCCTTTTATTTTTCCGTAGGTATGCTGACTACCTGCGCTATTTTCGCCGTCAAAGTTAATAACACCAAGAACATCACTTGCGGCTGGACTTGCTGAGTTTCTGTGAAGAAAAATTTCTGGCCCTTCTCCCGCGCCAGCATCAGTTGACTCAAGAGTTAAATTGCCAGTAACGTCTATGCCTGTGGAGGTTGTGGCGAGCTTGAGGGCGTTGTCATAATAAAGGTCAACAGAGCCATTGCCTGTGGCACTTAACATTGTTTCGCCATTTCCATTTTCTAGCGAAATAATTCCGTTATTTCCTCCTTTAATTACTAATGGCCCCGTACCTACATCAGCAATAATGCTTTGACTACCATCATGGTAAATCTCAAGGTCATTACCCGCACCAAACGTAGCCTTCTCATTATCACCAAGAGACAAACCATCAGCAGTGACTGTGCCTGTGAAGGTTGGGGAGGCTAGTGGAGCTTTGGTGTCTAGCTGAGTCTGGATGTTAGACGTAACGCCGTCTGTGTAGTTCAGCTCAGTTACTGTAGCAGTAATGCCGTCAAGAACATTTAGTTCTGCTGGCGTTGACGTGATTGCTACTCCTCCTACCTGAAGTGTAGTAGCGTTGACCTCTCCTGTTGCGCCATATACAACAGCCTTACTGTTTACAATTGTCCCTGCGCTTGAGCCGTCTACAAGGTTAAGTTCAGAAGCAGTTGATGTAACTCCATCAAGGATATTAAGTTCAGCAACAGTGCTCGTAATACCATCAAGGACATTCAATTCTGCGGCTGTAGCTGTAATAGCAGTACCGCCAATAGACAGAGTAGAGAAGTTACCTGTAGATGCAGTAGTAGAACCAATAGCAGTACTATCAATTGTACCGCCATTAATATCAGCAGTATCTGCTACAAGACTATCAATATTTGCTGTGCCATCTATATATAGATCTTGCCACTCAGAACCTACAGCACCTAAGCTATAAGTACCATCAGCACTTGGTAAAAGATTAGAAGCTACATCAGCACTAAAAGCTACAGTATCAGTTGCAGCATCACCAAACGTAAGATTACCTGCAATAGTAGCGTTTCCAGTTACAGTAAGATTTCCGCCTATAGCTACATTACCAGTTGTAGTAACTGCGTCTATATAGGCATTTGCCCAATAAGTAGAGCCGTCCCCAAGATCGTAAGTACTGTCAGCACTGGGTAAAATATTTGATGAAACGTCAGCGGTAAATGTGACTGTATCTGTTGCTGCGTTTCCAAGTGTGGTATTTCCTTCAACAGATAAAGTACCGCTAAGTGTAGTAGCACCAGAAGCGGCAAGAGTTGTAAACGCTCCGGTACTAGCACTAGTAGCACCAATTGTAGTCCCATCAATAGTTCCAGCATTTATATCTACCGTGTCAGCTATTAAGCTATCAATGTTAGCTGTACCATCAAGGTATAGATCTTTAAATTCTAATAAGCTAGTACCAAGATCTATATCATTATCTGTAACAGGAACAATTGCTCCATCTTGGATTCGTATCTGTTCTACAGCAGCTCCGCTTACTTCTACATAAACTCCCCAACGATTGTTAGTGCTATCAACAACTATTTTGTTAAGAAAGTCTTGGTCGCCAATCGTATGAATATTACCGCCTTCTCCCGCAGTTCCATCATGTTGGTGTCCTGTTGTGCCTGAGCTGGCATAACTAAAAGCGTTTACAAGTTGATTATATTCATCATTAAATAACGCAGCAGTTATCGTATCGCCATCTATAAATGTGCTTTGTCTTGTGTAGCTTGTTCCAGCCATTTTTATCTCCTACCAGAAGGCGTGTAATCTACATATAAACCATTTACCGAATAAGAAGGTTTATTGTCTGATGAAAAAATTTTAAAACTACAAGTATGTCCACTGCCTTGGATGGCTATTCGTGTAAGAGGATCTAAACTTCCTCCAAATAAATCTGTACCAAAAATAGCTGTTCCAAATAATGCTGGAGTTCTTACATCGCTTAAAACATAATCAGAAGGTTGAGGAATAGTTGTGTCTTCATAATTATATCTAACTCTAATAGAAGGTGTTACTTCTCCTTCTGGGCCTAAAGATATTTTAGCATATCTTAATGTTTTTAAAGTTCCAACATCTCCAAAATCTAAATTTGGTGTTTTATAAGAAGCTGTAATAACTTTTACAGTTTCATCTTGATAAAAATTATTTCCTATATCATGATTATAGATATAACCTAAATTATCGCCATGATATATTTTTTCATTTCCAGAGGCATCAAATCCTGAACTTATTGCGGAAGCTTGAATGCCTTGTGTTTCAGACCACTGAAATCCTTGAGGTGTTAATGTTCCTATTACACCTTTAGCAAAATTTATATCTGATGATACACCTGTATAAAATAATCTATACTGGGATTTGTTTCTTAAAACAACACTACTAATAATATAATCAGATATACTAGAAGTTAATGCAGATATTATGGATTGGATCTGACGAGAAGTAGATCCTAACTCTACGTCACCAATACGCTCTGTAGCAGCTACAAGTCTAATACCATCAGGGGCTAAAAATACTACATCACCTGCAATTTCTTGAATACTATAGCCGCTAAGACATCCTACGTTATTTGTTATTTGAACAACGGTAGTATTTGCGGCATCATTGATATTATCTAAACGATGAATACTATTCTGACAGAAAATATAAAGCGATCCACGAAAGCTTTTAATTCCTGTTATTTTATCTGAAATAGTTACTGAGCCTGAGCCAGAACCCGAAAAATCTTTATCATCATTTGTTTTTGAATAATATAATGTGCTAGGTGCATTTGTTGTATCTACAACACACAAATGCTTATCGTGATTTTCAATGTATTTACCAGCAGCAGGAGATGATGTTTCTCTATATACAAATTTTCTTGTTGCACCTACACCATCAATATGAAAATGAGCAACTTTGTCGGCCCCTGTTGCAATTGATAAAGATCCATAAGTGGCATTAGGCGCACTTAAAGATGATTGCATTAAAGCAAACTGAGCCTGACCTTGGTTAGGTCGGTCTAGTTCTGATTGACTGCTTAGATTAGCTTCAAGAACTCCAGATTGTCCAGTGTTCCTATTAATCTGAAGCCAAGTTGTTCCATCTTCAGTGTAATACACAGATGTATCAACACAAGCAACAACACCAAGACCATAAGGTATTACACCTAAAATTCTACTAGCACCTTCAGGTCTAGTATCTCCATAAGGCGTGTAACCACTTATGCGTCTATAGCCACCATCAGGGTCTACCTCAAAATTTAATAGCTCTTTAGCCAATCCCGGCTGTCGGAGCATATCAAATTCATTTAGGTTAGTATTTAAACCACCTGCGCATGATAAACCAAATGCTAGTGACATTAGATAAATACCACTCTGTCATCTTTAAAATAAGATGTACTAGGGCCAAGAAAATTT